CAAAGGGATGACCGAATTGCTTGATGAGAAAGAAGACTTCCTAAAACTCGAGGGATTCGAGCCGTGCCCAAAACCGATGCTGGCAAACTTGTCCACATCGAATACCGCCCCACGTCCAGATTACTACATGATCCAGGATCAGTATGTAGAACTGGATACGATCAATAATAGAATTTCGATGCTTGTACGGGCGTGCAAAGTTGTTGGTATTTATGACCAATCAGCCAAGGGCATTGCCCGCATGCTCACAGAATGCTTTGATAATCAGCTTATCCCAGTGGATAACTGGGCTATGTTTGCCGAAAAGGGTGGTCTGAAGGGCACTATTGACTGGCTGCCTCTTGAACAAGTTGTTCAGGCGCTGCAGCAACTTAATATGGCCCGCGAAGTTATCAAAGGTCAGATTTATGAGCTCACAGGTATTGCGGATATTGTTCGTGGGGCGAGTAAGGCCTCCGAAACCCTCGGCGCCCAGCAAATCAAGGCGCAATTTGCTTCTGTACGGATCAAGAAGCTTCAAGATGAAGTTGCTAGGTTTGCCGCAGAGCTCATGCGAATCAAAGCAGAGCTCATGGTCAAGCATTTTGATCCTGAGATGCTTGTTAAGAAGTCAAACATCCTTGTTACTGGCAATGATGAGTTCGTAGATTCTGCGATGGCCCTCTTGCAGAGCGAAGAAGGCTTTGAATGGCGTATTACAGTTAATGCAGATACCTTGGCGCAGGCTGACTACGCCATGGAGAAGCAGGACCGCATGGATATGCTGACTACAATCAGCAAATACATGCAGGGAATGCTTCCGATGCTTGCGCAAGTGCCAAAAGCTGCGCCGCTTATGCTTTCCATGCTCCGATGGGCGCTTGCTGGCTTTAAGAACGCCGATGAAATTGAAGGCATGATAGATAAGGAGCTTCATTTGCTCGAGCAAGAGGCGAAGCAGCCACCAGCACCTCCCCCGCCAACGCCAGAACAGATTAAGGCACAAGCTGAGCAGCAACGTATGCAAATGCAGGCTCAGATTGACCAGCAAAAGCATGCTACAGAGATGCAAGCTGAGCAGCAACGCAATGTTCTAGAACAGCAGCGCCTGCTGTTTGAAAAGCAAATAGAGGAGCAAAAGCTTCAAATGGAGCTTATTGCAGAGCAGCAACGCTTGGCGCTAGACAAGCAGCGCCAAGAAATGGAGTTCCACTTTGCACAACTAATGGAAATGCTAACTTTGCGCACTGCAGAGAAGCAATCGGAGATTAAACTGGAGGCAGCACATGAACAAGCACAAATCAAATCAAAAGCACAAGCTGACTCCAAGTCAAGTTGAGCAGATTCGTAAAGGGTGCCTATCTTCAGGTGTGCTTGCAGATAGGTTTGGTGTAACTGCATCCACTATTTGTAAAGTTCGTAATGGGTGGACGTATAAAAGGTTACCACGATGAGTAGAGCAACTTGGGTTTATGACCCGGAAACAAAGAGCATGGTTCCCAAAGAGGAGTTCTATAGCAGTAGGCCAACTACTGGTGTAATCTTCATGCCAGATTTGCCGGACTTCACCTCCCCCATCGATGGTAAAAGGTATTCAGGTAGGGCTGGTATGCGCGAACATTGCGCACGCCATGATGTTGTACCCAATGCAGAGCTTAAAGGCTTGCCAACTCTGCAAACGAACTCTGATTTTAGAACTCCAGAGCAGCGACGAGCTTCGGCGGAACATCGTAAGCAAGTCATCATCAACGAAGTAAACAAACAGTACAGGTAATATCATGCCACCAGAAAACAACGACCGCAGGGCCACGTTGGAAGCAGCGTTTGAGGCAAGTGAAAAGGGCCTCGATGTAGAACAGTCTGTTGAACAGATTGCGGCCGAAACGACGGCCGAAAAAGATGCCGAAACGACGCAAAAGGAGGCCGTCGCGACACCGGAAGCCTCTGACGATAAAACGGCTACCGAAACGGAAAAAGTCGCGACAGACGACCCAGAAAAAGAAACGCCTGTAGAAAAACCTGTAAACGTAGGGCGAGCTCCACAAGCTTGGAAACCCGCGCAAAAAGCAAAGTGGGACAAGCTTGATCCGGATATTCGTCAAGAAGTACTCCGTCGTGAGCATGAAACTACTAAAGTGCTTAGCGACTCGGCGCAAGCGCGTCAATTTACTTCACAAGTGCATCAAGCAATCCAGCCGTACATGGCGCGGATTCAACAAGTTGGTGACCCGGTCAAAGCCATTCAAAACTTGCTGGCAGCAGATCATTTGCTTGCTACAGGACCAGCTGCACAGAAGGCACAGTACCTGGCCAAGCTAATTGTAGACTACGGGGTTGATATTGCAGCCCTTGATTCTGCACTTGCAGGCAAATCGGTTGCTGATCCGGTTGAAAGCAAGGTTGAGCAGCTGCTACAGCAACGGTTGGCGCCTTTCCAGCAATACCTTACTACGCAGCAACAACGCGACTTGCAACTACAGCAACAAGCAGTGCAGCAAGTGCAACTTACTGTGGAGCAGATGGCGCAGGACACTACTGCATATCCGTACTTTGAAGAAGTACGTGATACTATGGCAGATATTGTCGAAATTATGGCGAAAAAAGGCATGTCAATTGATCTGAAAACAGCGTATAATCGTGCTGTTGCGATGGATCCAGATATTAGCCAAGTAGTTGCGCAGGCCACAGCAAGGCAGGTGCAGGCGACGCAAGCAGCCGAAAAGAATGCAAAGGCTCAGCGAGCGTTGAAAGCATCTGCCTCAGTTAGGGGCGCGCCTACAGGCCCACTTACTGGAAAACCACCACAAGATCGCCGCGGGATTATCGAGGCCGCCTATGATGAGCTTGGAGGAAGGTAATGGACCCATTCGTTATCCGCATCCTCGGCGCTATCAGGTTTCCGACCCCCAAGACCGCCGCAAAACCCATGGAAGCTCCTACTCAACCGGCACCAGGTGATCTGGGCTGGACATCTCAGACATCTGAGCCTATCCCGGCTCGAAAGGAATAATTGTGGCATTTCCTAATGTAAGCGACATCATCGCTACTACCATCACGTCTCGCACGGGTGAAATTGCAGACAACGTTACTAGTAATAACGCGCTGCTTATGCGACTTAAGCAGCGTGGTAACATCAAGACATTCTCTGGTGGCTCGTCCATCTACCAAGAGCTTTCATTTGCGTCCAACGGCAATGCCGGCTGGTATGCAGGCTACGAAGCTCTTCCGATTGCTGCGCAAGACGTCGTTAGTTCTGCTGAGTACACGATCAAGCAAGCTGCTTGCCCGGTTACCATCAGCGGACTCGAGCAACTTCAAAATGCTGGCAAGGAACGCATCATCGACCTTATCGACAGCCGCATGGATGTCGCCGAGTCTTCGATGGCTAACCTGATTGCGTCCGGTTTGTACTCGGATGGCAGCGCAGCTGGTGGCAAGCAAATCGACGGTTGGCTGCAGCAAGTCAGCACCACCCCTGCAGTCGGATCGCCCGGTAGCATCAACCGTGCAACCTGGCTGTTCTGGCGTAATCAGTACTTCCGCTGTACCACGACTGGTGGCGCGGCTATGTCTGCATCTAATGTCCAGACGTACTTCAACCGTATGTGGTCGTCGCTTGTTCGTGGTAGCGATCGCCCCGACTTGATCATGGTTGATAACGTGACCTGGTCGTTCTACATGGCTTCTCTGCAAGCCATCCAGCGTTTCACGGGTACTGACACCGCCAAGCTTGGTTTTGTCAGCGTGAAGTACATGGACGCGGATGTGGTGCTTGACGGTGGTATGCAAATTAACTGGACGTCGTCGGGTGCTGCAGGTACTGCGCCTAACGCAGTGCCGGCAACGAGCGCGTACTTCCTTAATACGAAGTACCTGTTTTATCGCCCGCATGCCGCGCGTAACATGGTTCCGCTGTCACCTGGACAACGTTACTCAGTCAACCAGGATGCGTCCACGCAAATCCTGGCTTGGGCTGGTAACCTCACATCGTCTGGTCTGCAGTTCCAAGGTCGCATGGACAACACCTAATGTAAAGGGCCTCGGCCCTTTACATTATACATAAGGAGTAACCTATGAGTCAAGGAAATCAAGGTGCCTGCATTGGTCTTGATAATACTAACAAAGTGCCGTACATCGGCGCCTATGTTCAAGATTCGGGACTGCCGGCAGGTCCGGCTGTCTATGGCGGTTATATTGGGGTTAATGGTGTTGGTTATTGGGCGTATAACCCAGTTCAAGAAACTGACTTTTCTGCAGTCAACGGTGTAACTGTTGCTGCAGACTCGGGTGTCGCTGCAGGTAAAGTTGCACGGCTTGTTACTAACACCGCCCCGCTAGTTGTTTCTGCTGACCAGACTTGTGCAGTTTCAGCTGCTGGTGTAGCAACTGCAGGTGCCGCACAAGCATACAAAACTTACAATCCTGTGGGACTTACTATTCCTACAGGATCGTATTTCTGGGTCTTTCTAGTCTAATTAACTTAACGGAGCAACCATGCCCACCGCTGATTTTGAGATGAATTTTGAGGATGCGCAACAAGACGAGGCCGACCGGAAGCTTATGGTAAAGTTTTCTGTTATCCCCACGCATTGCGAGTTCGAGTCTGTGCAAGCAGGCCGCCCCATCTATCGTGATGAAGAAATCATTGAAATCATGATTCCGGGGTCGAAGAACACCATTGCTAATCTGGTTGATGACAACTATCGACGCAGGTTTGCTAAGCAATATGCGCACTTCAAAGCTGGTCGTGAAATCAAAGAGCAGGGTACTCCGCTTTCAGCGCTTGTGTGGCTCACCCCCGCGCAAATCATGGAGCTAAACGCAGTAAATTGCTATACTGTGGAGCAATTAGCTGGCATGTCTGATCAACTGTCGCAAAAGTTCATGGGACACCACTCCATGAAGCAACGCGCGCAAAAGTATCTCGACCTGGCTAAAGAAGCTGCACCTATGCTCAAGCTCCAGCAAGAGCTTGAGAATCGTGATGACACGATTGCCAACCTTCAACGCCAGATTGATGTCCTTGCTGCAGCTGCTGAAAAAGCTGAAAAGAAGATTTCTGCAAAGGCGTAACAAATGGCCCAGTACTGGTCTGCACTTTCGGTACTTAATCAAGTAGCTGGTGAACTTGGGCTTAACCAAGTTACTACCATTACTGGGCTGACTGATCTTCAATCGGTACAGTTGCTTTCATTGCTCAACTCGGGTGGTAATGAGTTGATGCTCTATTATCCATGGGAACAGTTCAGCAAAGAGTGGGTCTTTGAAACTGCGGTAGGCGTTTCAGAGTACGATCTACCTGATGATTACAATTACTTTGTAGATCAAACCCAATGGGACCGCTCAAACCACTGGCCACTGCTTGGTCCAAAGTCACCGCAAGAATGGGCTTGGCTAAAAAACTCATTAGTCGCACCGTTACCAAGATTGCGGTATCGAGTAGCTGATAACAAGCTTAAAATCTATCCAGCGCCGTCTGCAGACAGTTCCCCGTCGGCAACCACGTTGTCTATGGAGTATATCCAAAAAAACTGGATTACTGCTGCAAGTGAAGACACTGAAACAGACATGATAGTTGCCAGTGAGGATATTCTAAACTATAATCCCTGGTTGCTAGTTAAGTTTGTTAAATTTAAGTTCTATGAGCTTAAGGGATTTAACACGGCTGGTGTAAATGGTGACTTTATGCGAGTCTTCAACAATCTTACCGGTAAGGATACTGGCGCTGCAAAGCTTTCTTTGTCGGGTTCTACAGCTTCAGTAGGGTACATTGGCCCCTGGTCTATCCCGGACGGCAGTTGGAACGTTAATCCGTAATGTTTGCTACCCCCATCCAGCAAGCGGACAATAAGATTACGTCGGTCCCAGCACCGATTGGTGGTCTTAATGCGCGTGATTCTCTGGCAGCCATGCCGGAGTTGGATGCCATCGTACTACAAAACTTTTGGCCACAGCCCTACGGTGTAAGCATCCGCAAGGGTTGGCAAGATTGGATACTTATTCCGTCCAGCCCTGAAGTGGGCACTGTTGCTACTTGGTCTGGCGAAGATGGTTCGCAAAAGCTTTTTGCTTGGGCGGCTGCTGACATGTGGGATGTAACTACGCGTGGTGCAACGCTAACTGTACCGGGTGTTACAAGTCTTACAAATGCTTACTGGCAAACGGTAGGCATGACTAACACTGCAGGTGCGCATCTACTTGCAGTCAATGGCGCGGATGACGGTATTGTTTACAACAGCGCCGGCTACCATAGACTTGTGCTCGGGGATGGCATTACTGCGTATACGTGGAAGAACCTTGATCCTAAGGACGCCATACAGCTAACCTTCCATCAACACCGGCTTTGGGCTGTAGAGGTGGATTCAGCTCGAGGGTACTACCTCCCCGCAGATGCTATTTACGGGGAACTGTCGGCCTTTGACTTTGGGCCGCTCTTTAGTAAGGGCGGCTACTTGTCATTCTTGGCAACTTGGACTGTAGACGATGGTAATGGTGCCGAAGATCATCTTGTAGCAGTATCGTCTACCGGATACGCGGCAGTGTACGCGGGTATTGACCCCAATGATCCTGCTAACTGGAAACTTGTGGGCGTATATTACACTGGAGCGCCTGTTAAAGGGCGTAGAAGTTACGCTAAAGTGGGTGGAGATCTTTTTATCTTGACTCAACAAGGCGTTGTGTCAATGGCTGGTCTTGTCACGTCTACTACTATCAATGCGGTTAAACAGTCCTTTCCATCTGACAAGATTCAGTTTCTAATGTCAGAGTTGATTGGTGATTACGGTAATTTGTCAAACTGGCAATTGAGCTATACACCTAAAATCAACATGCTCATTTGTAATGTTCCGGTAACTGTACCTGGTGGTAACATTCAACTGGTTTCTAACCAGATTACGAATGCTTGGGCGCAGTTTACAAATATGGACGCCACCGCCTGGACTACGTTCAACGACCAACCCTTTTTTGGTACCTACGATGGGCGGGTATGTATAGCTTGGGAAGGATACCTTGATGGTGCCGATACTGCAGGCCAAGGCGGCACTAGTATTGTCGCTATTGCGCAGCAAGCGTACTCGTATTTGAATTCACTCGGCACCCAAAAGCAAGTGGGTATGTACCGCCCCAGCTTTATTGTTGGGCAAGACGTTGTCTTTAATACCGCCATTGTCTATGATTTTGCCACGCAAGATCTTGCACCGCCAGAAGGACAAAATGCAGGGCCCAATGCGGCACGGTGGGATGCAGCTTTGTGGGATTCGGCACTATGGTACGGTGGTGTAAAACCCCAACGCAATTGGGTTCAAGCGCAAGGTATGGGGGTGGCAGCATCTATTGCTATATCTGCAGCATCTAATGAGGCAGCTCTTTGGGTAAGTACCGACTATAGTTACAGACTTGGGGGTTTGCTATGATGGCTACTTCAAAGCCTGTTTTTACATACAACGCACTTCAGTACCCGGGAGGTATTTATCCTGGAGGCGGGGCCGTGTATGGTAATTACATTAAGGATTACTGGGCACAAGTTGAAGCCTTTGAGAAGGCGCATCCTGAAACAAAGCGTGCTGCTTCTGATTATTACGCAGATCCACAAGCTGAGGTAAGCGGATCTGTACGACCGAAGACTGCTGAGCAACAGCAAATTGATGATGCGCGTTCAAAGTATTACGATGATCTTTGGAAGCAATACTACAAGGGATTGACTCCGGCGCAACGCGCACAGTATGATTCATCCCATCAAGCACGCGCAGATCGCCTTAAGAAAAGTTCAAACAGGGGCGCATTGATTGCGCTTGGTGCCCCGCTTGCCGCTGCAGGTATTGGTGCACTTGCAGGTGCAGGTGGTTTTGGGGCACTTGGAGGTGGGGCAGAAGCAGCTGGTGGTGCAGGTGGATTTGTTTTTAACCCTGCTGTA